CAATCGAGGTCCAACTGTAACAACAGCAGGGTATACAAATTTAGCCAATCTGTTTTCAAATGATACGTATGAGACATCGTTCTCTTGTAATTACAAACAGATGGGCGCAACCCCAGATACATCTGTCGTAGTGAGTGCAACAACAAGCGCAAGCTATGGTGGAGCAATTGCAATACAAGTTTACCGTTATTGCGACAGTCTATTCCCTATTCAGGCGCCTGCTAATACTGCTACTTATTTAAATACTGTTCGGCCTACACCGCCAACAATTACGCCCTGGGCAATTCAATCCGTTGCGGTTCTTGCGGGGGCTGGCGCACATAACGGAGGAAATGTATCTTTTTCAACAACCGGGCTGACAAGTTTTATTAGTACGGGAAGCCCCAATGTTTCGGCGGACGTATCTGTTGGTGCTGGGTTTAGAGTTATTAATAGCGGCAGTTATTCCGCAAATCAATTTACGTTTCCGCAAACAGATGCAACTGCATTTTCTGCCGCTGGAATTAGCGTTGGATTAAAACCAAAACCTGACACGGTTGTTCCAACATTTGTTTCTTATCGTGCAGCTGGTAGTGCGTCTGGTGCAACAATTGCACTAGTTGCTCCAGTAGATATTCAAGAAAATGATTTGTTGTTGTTGACAATCTCTTGCCAAACATCGGCGCAGACTATTGTTTCTGTGCCGTCGGGGTTTGTGCTTGTCAGATCAGATGGAAATGCTGGGGATTCTATAACTTACACATACAGAAAAACAGCAACCGCAAGTGAGCCTACATCGTATTCAATAACGCAGAGTTCTTCTTCATCGCGTTTTTCTTGCGTTATGTCTGTGTTTAGAAATGCAACAACAATAAATACGCAAGGAACTGCGCAGTCTACAGCTGTGTCAACTCAAAAAGCCCTGGGAATAACTCCTACGGTGGGTGGTTTGTCATTGGCAATTTATATGTCTGATGGAGAGCCTGCGCTTAGCACTGCTCCAGCCAATATGACGGCGCTTGTAGTGTTTGGCGGTACAGGGGCTGCATGTTCGCAGTTTATATATTCAGCGCCGGCTGGCCCGTATTTTAAGACAGTTGACAGAAGTATTTCAGTATCTTCATCAACTTATCTTACGGCGTTCCAGCTTCAACTTACTCAGCAATAAGGATTAATCATGTACGCAAAGATTAAGAACGGGGTTGTCGAAAAATTTCCGTATTCAATCGACGATCTTCGGAAAGATCACAGCAATACCTCTTTGCCACGCAATATTCCTGATGAGTGGTTGCCTAATCTTGGAATGGTGCCGGTGCATAACACGCAGTTTCCTAGCGTTGATCACACTAAGAACGTAGTGGAAGGAACTCCAGTATTTAATGAAGCCGCTCAAAGATGGGAGCGGGTATGGAATGTTACTGATGCCACAGCCCAAGAAATTGCCGAGCGCGTTGCAAGACAGACGACGGAAATTAGAACTGAGCGTAACCAAAAAATGGCAGAAAGTGATTGGACTCAAGCGGCTGATGCAGGCACTCGGTGTGATCAAGCGGCATGGGCGGCTTACCGTCAGCAACTAGCGGACATTACAGAGCAGCCAGGGTTCCCGTGGGAAGTTACTTGGCCTTCTAAGCCGGAGTAAAAAATTGACCCGCTTACATTATTAGCGGCAGCAAATGCGGCAGTCGCAGCAGTCCGCAAGGGCTGCGAGTTGTACAAAGAAATTAAGAGCGTTGCCGGAGAGGCAAAAGATGTCATTGATGATCTGAAGCAGCAGTATGACAAGATCGTTGATCCTACTCCGGCGCAGAAGCAGCAGTATCACGCAGAAGTTCAGCGTGTGCAGGAGGTAGCCAAGACTGATCCTAACGATGTCTTCACCAACATTGGTAATCAGTTGGGTGCGCTGATGGACTCGTACGACGCAATCAGTAAGTTGTTCCTAAAGGAGCAGTTAGAAGCCAAGCAGGTCTACAAGGGTGAAGAGAGTATAGGTAGGCGGGCGTTGAAGCGGATACTGATTACAGCGAGATTAGATGCCATGCTGGTAGAGATACGCGAAACCATGACGTATCAAGCGCCGCCAGAATTGGGCGCACTTTGGAGTAAGTTTGAAGAGATGTGGCAGCGCATAGTTGCCGAGCAAGAGGAAGCACACGCAGAAGAACTTAGACTGGCACAGATTGCATCATGGCGACGCAGAAAAAGAATAGCGGAGGTCAAGTCAAAGGTGGCGTGGGTTTCAGCAGTAATTTTCATAGGAATTTGGGCGGCGGGTCTAATGTGGCTGGTAACGAAAAGCGCGACGATGAAAATGTCCCTTGGTCACTGATCGTTGTAGTGATGGCGGTGTTGTTGATGTTTTTCATCATAATGCCCGTATTAATGTTCATGTACTGGGATATGTTCCACGCCACGAATGCTGCGGTTCGCGAGGTTAAAAAGATGCAAGAGCTTCGCAAAGAGATACAGATTGAACGGATGTACGGTAAATAAGGAGCAATCATGCTGACGCTTATCTCAACAATTGGTGGCTACATAGTCGCCCTTTTCCCAAGACTGTTTGACATGTTGCAGGATCGTGCGGACAAGAAGCACGAACTAGACATCCTGCACATGCAGATGCGCCAGCAGTTAGCGCTGACAGACAAGGGCTACTCTCCGTCAGACAAGACCGAGGAAGTCCGCGAGAACGACGAGCAGGATCATCAGCAGTACATGGCTCAGATTGGCGCTATCTACAACAACCAAGAGAAGCTGCTGGAGTCTTCTTCCCAGTGGGTCAAGGATATGACGGCGGCTACCCGCCCGTTCGTGACGTTTATCTTCGTGCTTGAGCTGGTGCTGATTAACCTGCTGACCATGCTGTGGATCTTCATGCACGGCGACAAGGTGACATCAATCGGTGAGCTGATTCAGATCATGGAGATCGTATTTGACGCGGACGAGATGGCGCTGCTGGGTACGATCATCGCTATGTGGTTTGGTTCCCGTGGTAACTCGAAGGCTGGCAAATGAAGCTGCCGGTTGCCACAATTGCAATGATCAAGCACCACGAGGGTGTGAGATATAAGCCGTATAGATGTCCGGCTAAGTTGTGGACCATCGGGGTAGGGCATGTGCTGTACCCCGAGCAGGGAAAGATGCCGGTAGATCAACGTGACAGGTTTGCTTTGAAAGCGGAGGACACCCGTGTATTTAGCAAAGAGGAAGTTGATAAGATCCTTGAGAAAGACCTACAGCGGTTTGTCGCTGGCGTTCTTCGTTACTGTCCTGATCATCTTAACGAAAATCGCCTGGGAGCGTTGGTTTCTTTTGCGTTCAATGTTGGGCTAGGCACCCTCCAGAGATCCACTCTCCGGCAGAAGCACAACCGGGGTGACTTTGAAGGTGCGAAGCAGGAGTTCCTGAAGTTCACTAAGGGCGGTGGCAAGGTTTTGCCGGGTCTGGTGAAGCGCCGAAACGATGAAATAGCCCTGTATTTTGCGGAGCCGAAATGAATCCTTGGATGATACTTGGCGCTGTTCTTGCCATTGGCGCGGCGGCAGTAGGGGGATATCATACGGGCAGGGATAGTGGCATGGCAGAGGTGCAGCAAGCCTGGGACAAAGAGAAAACAGCCCAGTATGCGCAGTATGCCAAGGCCATGGAAGAATCCGTTGAGATACAGCAGCAGCTCCAGATGGGGGCAGACAAGTTAAGACAGGAGAAGGATCGTGAGATTCGGGATATTACTGCTAGGAATACCGCTCTTGCTAACAGCCTGCGCGACCGCCAAAGTCGCTCCACCCCCAATCCAAGTCCCGTGTCCGGTGCCGCCAGCCCTGGACCAAGTGCCTGTACCGGAAAAGAGCTTTACCGAGAGGATGGCGAATTTCTTGTCCGGCTCGCTAGAGAAGCCGACGAACTCCGAGCAGCCCTCAAGCAGTGCTACAAACAATACGAATCGGTGAGATGAAATGCCACTACAGCAACTACAGTTTCGTCCGGGGATAAACAGGGAAGGCACAACACTTGCCAACGAAGGTGGTTGGTTTGAGTGTAATAAAGTCCGATTCCGTTCCGGCTATCCCGAAAAGATTGGCGGCTGGGCGCCTATTACTAACCAGACGTTTAGTGGTATCTGCCGCTCATTGTGGAACTGGGTTACGTTAAAGGGGAACAACCTTCTTGGCGTTGGTACAAACGAAAAGTTTTACATAGAAAACGGTGGTAGTTTTTATGACGCCACCCCTTATCGTTTGTTCATAAACTCTGGCACGGCAACTAATCCGTTCCGTATTACTGGCGGCAGCAACGTTGTTACAGTAGTGATTACAGACCACAGCGTGGTTGCAGGCGATATGGTGACGTTTGCCAACGCTACTACAGTTGGAAGTATTAACGCCAGTTTTTTAAACGGCACGTTCTATGCTACTT